ATGTATAATCATTGTTCTTACAGTGGTGGCACTTATACTGCTTTAGTGCAAAGTATAATTACAGATTATTGTGACACCGCAAGAACTGTCGGAAATTGGACTGAAACAAGCATTGCGACCAGAGCAAATTTAATTTATAAAGATAATGATGTTACTGCATTACGATCAAATTCTTGTGATCCAATTGATGCTGCTCTTGTATTAGCCGCTAAAGATAAATTGGATATTGCGAAAATTAAATCAGCAGGAGCTATAATGTATTTTCATACAGTTACGGATGATGATTTAGCATTGATATTGGAAATAGTTGATTACGCTATTGCAGAAGGATTTGATATTTGTACCATAGATGAATTACATACTAAAATGACCACTTAATGTCATCGGTGTCAGACAACACGAAAATAAATGAAATGAAATGATTTTACTTTACGCAATATTAGCAATCCTTATTCAGCCGATTCTTGAAGCGGTGCAGAACGCTTATAAGCCTGAATGGAATCCAGTGGTAAGGAAACTTAATCCTGTGATAAGGTTGGCTATTGCTTCCTTATGGTTTTTTGCGGTTGCAATCCCGTTTGATGATTATTATGTGCCGATTTGGAAATTAATAACGGGGTATGTCTTTGTCGCTTTTATGATTTATGATATTATTTGGAATTTAACGTCAATAATCTGTGGCAAGAAAATAAGTATTTGGTACTACGGAGATACAAAATGGTATGACAGGGTAATGACACAGCTTGCGGAGTGGGGTTGGATGATGAAGGCAATTTTAGGGATAGTAGGGATAATACATTTGTGGGGATGAGTGAGATTTAAAATAATGGGGATATGACAGTAGATAAAAGAGAGTAGGTGATGGTTCCTATCTGGCTGATAAGTGTGATTGTTAGTTTGGTTATTAGGATGGGAAAATGGAATTAAAAGAGTAAAAACTTATTTAAAAATAAATAGAAATGAATGTAACTAAAGTTAAAGGAGATTATACAATAACTGAAGATACTCCTCTTGTTGTATGTGATTCAAGTGTTGCATTAGCTGTTACCTTAAAATCAGCATCAGGTAAACAAGATGTATTTTATATTAAAAATATAGGATCTGCTGATGTAACAGTAACTGCAACTCTTCCAGACTTAATAGATGGAGCAGCTACTAAAACACTTGCTCAATATGAATCTTGCTTATTACTTGATTTGAGTGTAAATACTTGGATGGTGATTTAACTATGAGAATTATTGATGTAACTCAGACTGTAGATGTAACAGGAATAAATGAATTATTAGTATGTAATTCTGCTAATCCTATAGCAGTAAATCTTCTTAGATCTGCTACAGGCACACATGGAGGTTACTATATTAAAAATATAGGAGTAGGAGATGTTACAGTAACTCCTCAACAAAATGATACAATAGACGGAGCAGGAACAATAGTTGTTTCACAGTATAGTTCTATAAACATAATAGACTATAAAGAAACAATTTGGTTGATAATCTCACATAGTCATGTATAGTAAAGATGATTTAGATGTAAATAAAGTAAGAATATTATATTCTGACAGTGTTCTTTATTTAGGAGATTCAATAGTTATATCTAAAGCAACGTCTGATATATCTCTTAAATTTTTTGGAGCTACAGGATCAAGAAACACTTATATGATTAAAAATACTAGTGATTCTATATTGACAATATTGTTTGATGCAGAAGATACTTTAGATGATGATATAACTTATATTGATATATTTCCTTATGAGTCTTATTTAATTACGGATTATTCTCCCCATCATTGGATAATGCTAGACTTTCATATTTTGTGGTTTTTTGGAGGCTTTCCTCCTATTGTTAAATATTAATATATGAAGACAACTTCACTTAACGAATTAGTATATGAGCTTCTTGAATTAAGAAGGTCTTATCTAAAAGAAACAGATCCAATACCTAAGAGATTGGTAATTGATTGGATACAAAGCCAAAGAGCCCGGCTATTAGATCAAAAAGGTAAGAAACCGATGTCATCTATTGATGATCATTTTATTCAAGATCTTGGAGCAGTTCCTATGGAAAAATATCTATCTAACATAGTTGATCCTCAAATAAAAAACTATGATTATATGTATAGGACTTCTATAGATATTCCTAGAACTATAGAATCTTATGATGGTATTGGAATGTTTAGTAGAATTGGGCCTGTAGATAGATTATCAGATCATTATCAAATAACATCATATAATAAAGCATTAGCTTTAGGATATGGAAAATTTAATTATAATTCTATATATGCTTTTGTATTAGGAGATAGGGTATATCTTACCAGTAATGGAGGTTTACATTTTACAGTAAATTACTTAGATATAAGAGGAGTATTTCAAGATCCTATAGCAGCTGCTTTAATAAAAGATCCTAACTGGACTTATAATGATGATTATCCTATTAATAAAGAAATGATAGATCAGTTAAAAGTATTAATTATAAAAGAGAAGTTTGGATTAACATTAATTCAAGCAGACGATAAAACAGATAATAAAGAAGATGATCCAACAGGAGCAAATGACCTTCAAAAGAGGGCAACGCAAAGTACTAGCTAATTATAAATTTGACGATATATATAAGTTTTACAAAGAACTTAATGGTAAGAAAGCATTACCAAAAAAAGTAGTAAGACAGATATATAAAAAATTATTTCCTACAATAGTAAAGATGATGGTATTTGATGCATTCGATTTTAGAATGCCATCAAGATTAGGGTATATCAGAGTTAAGAAAAAACTTATAGAACCAAAACTAGACGAGAAAGGTAATTTAGATGCCAGAAGATTATCTGTAGATTGGAAGAAAACTACAAAACTCTGGAATAAATTATATCCAGAAAAAACTAAAGAAGAGATTAAAGCTATTAAGAATAAACCTTTAGTAAGGGAATTAAACGAAGATTACAACGGATACAGAGTAACATGGTATTGGGACAAAACAACTTGTAATATCAAAAATCAGGCTGCATATTATATTGATATTACAAGAGATAATGATAGAATATTAAGTAGAGGCGTTAGAATGAATAATTTAAATTTTTACGGATAATGTTAAGTGGAAGAACGGTGTCTGTTGACATGATTATAGAAACTCTTTATAGAGACTATGGATTTGAAACCATAAATAAATCAGAGGTAGTAGAATGGATCTGGACTTCTATGGCTATCATTGGAACTCCTTATCCATACGAAGATAAATCAAAAGAACTTACTATTGTAGATTTTAGAGCATCTTTACCTTTAGACTTGTATAGTATAAATATGGTTAGGGAAAAAACTACTGGAACTCCTTTAAGAGAAATGACAGATCTTATGAACAAATTTGGAGACACTGCTTATGAAGGAGTAACTGAAGTTATTGCTGACTATGAACCGGCATATCCTTATCTAAGTGATATGGAAAATGAAGTAGAATATTATAATACCATAATAGGGCCAGATACAACATCTGAATATTATACTTATAAAACACAAGGTAATTTTATGTATTTTGGTATGGAGACAGGAACTGTAGAAATGCAATATAAAGCTATTCCTATAGATATAGTAACTGGAATGCCTACTATACCAGATGATGCAAAATATATTAGAGGAGTAGTTAGTTTCATAGGAGAACGGTTGGCTTTTAGACTTATGTTAAAAGATATGTTATCAGAACGTAAGTATGAAATAATCAGACAAGATTATTTATTTAATGTAGGAGCAGCTAAATCGTCTTGTGTGATGCCAGATCCAAGTAGAATGGAGACTCTTATTAACAGGTGGAAATCTACATATCTAGGCTCTGAACATTTTGACACTAACTATAAACACCTTGGTTCTAGAGAGTAGGAGGTTTTATGGAGATGCCTAAGTTAACTAACAGTTTTAAAGGAGGTATGAATAAGGATATTTCTCCTAATGAATATCCTAATACCTGTTATTTCAATGCAGAAAACTTTAGAGTAATAGTAGATAATGGAGATGGATTAAGTTCTGCCTCTCTTGCTAGTCCTAAAGGTAATATAGTAAGTTTTACCTTACCTGTTGATCATGTTTATTTAGGGTCTACTGTATTAAGAGAAAAACTTATATTACTTACTAAAGATACATCTGTAGGTATTACTTTACCCGATAAAATATACGTACTTACACTATCAGATGTTCTTGTAGGATCATATATAATAACAGGAGCTGATCTTATCTATGAACAAGATCTTGGATTTGATATTAATTATCCTATTAAGGTAGTAGGTAACTATGAGAATGCAGAAGTCCAGAAAATATATTGGGTTGATGGTCTTAATCCACTAAAACATCTTAATATAGTAAGTAGTGCTTTTAATGATTTGAGTATTCTAAGTCCTGAATTGTTAAATATATTACCTAATCATACTTACGGATCATATACTCTTACAGAACTATCTGGTGGTCATTTAAAAGCAGGTAGAATACAATACTCCTATCAACTATATTCAGTATCAGGAACTGAAACTATGTTTGCTCCTCCTAGTAAGTTATATAATCTTACATCTTCTGATATAAGTGATGGAATAGATTTTGAAGGAGAAGAGATTGAAACTGAGATTAACAAATCAATAAGAGTTACAATAGACTTAGATGCAGATGTAACTTCTACATTTAATAGAATAAGGTTAGTAGCATTGGAATATGAAACTTATGGAGATGTTCCTACTGTCAGAGTAATAGCTGAATTAGAATTAGGAACTAACTCTATATCTTTTATAGACTCAGGTAATACTATAGGAGAGTTCATTCTAGAAGAGTTTCAACAAATTAGAAATGAAATTACTCCTACTACTATAGAGACAAAAAATAATTATTTATTTGCTGCTAATATAAGTCAGGAATTCTTTGATATTGATGACCTTGTAAAAGAAATTACAAGCGATGATAACTCTTTTTTAGATACAAGAGTATATCGTTGGAGATATGTAGAATCTGGTTTTGGGGAAGGTTCTGGATCTCAGATCTTAAATGATAATACAGATCCTGGAGCAATTTTAAACACTCCTGGATATCTTGCAGGAGGAACAATACCTACCAATTCTTTTGATACTACAATTTTTCAAGCTACTAATACTACTTGGAGATTAAGAGTTACCATACGTCCTGATCTTCATGCCGCTGCTCAAGTACCAGTAAGAACTGTTACTGGAATATCTTCCATTAACGGTATCTGGTGTTATGTAAGATTAAGAACTACAAGCACTGGAATGTGGGATGAACATGCTTTTATGCTAGACTTAAGAACAGCATATATAGAAGAGTATAACTCTACTTCTAATTTTGTAAGTATAAGAGGTACAGATTACTTTGGAATAAAACCTCAAGATCTTACGCCTCCTTGGAGCTCTACGGCTTATAGTGTTGATGCTGTTACTCAATTTAGTTATACATATACATATACATATCCTTTAGCATTAGGAACTTCTAATTTTGAATCTACTATAAATAAAGTAAATTTATTAGGAGAGTCTCCAGGGGTTTGGTCTGAGATCGTAATAGATGATGGCTCTAGTGCTCCTTCTTATGACTCTGTTCCTGAAAAACATGACTGTATAAATACATATAATAATATATCAAATGATAGCAATGTAAATCATTTGTATAAATATAAATATGGAGCTTCAGATCCTCCAATAGTAACAGATTTAGGAGGTACAGGTCAGTTCATTTCTTATGAGTTTATTACTCATACTATGGAAGACGTAGCTACACGAAGAACTCTGGCTGGTTCTGCTACTAATAATTATTTATTAGATTCTTTAGTTCTTACACAAAGCTATGCTAATCCACAAACAGTAATGGATTATACTAGTTATCAAAGAAACGAAGTATACAGATTTGCTATTGTATTTTATGATCTTAAAGGTAGACCATCTTTCTCTAAATGGATTGCAGATGTCAGATTTCCCGATATAAATGAATATTTATCAGATGGACGATATAGTGATGCTTTTAATTTTACTTCATTAGATGCTACTAATCCTGACGAAGTTATGAACGGAGTTGCTCTTGGCATTAAATTCATTATTAATTGGGCAAGCATTGATTCTACCTATCCTGGATTATTAGAACAACTATCTGGGTTTCAAATAGTAAGAACTCCCAGAACCGAATTGGATTGTACTATTAAAGCACAAGGTCTTATAGTTCCTACACATATAGTAACAACTGATTCTGATCCTGAGTTAAAAGAAGGAAATTACAGTTCTTATAATATTACTTCTGCAGGAGATTATGAGGTGGGTGTAGTTACTCAGATAACAGATGTTACTGGTACTAACTCTACTTTAGATGATGAGTTAGTTGAATTACTAAGTCCAGAATTAGTTATTAATAAAGATTTAAGTATAGATACCAGTAATGATTTTTTAGAAGCTATTGGACATATAAGTAATATTACAGCAGATAGAATAGTAATACCTGTGGTGGATCAAAAATCTTATACGGTAACTTCAACAACAATAACGTCGTTTGAAAGAGATCCTAATGATTTAACTTCTGATTTTAGACAAACAATTGACGATGCTATAATATCTTTCCCGGAAGCTAAAGTTCCTACTACAAGAGCTATTGGAGGAACATTCTATACACCAAGAGGTTATGACGATGATCTAGCCGGTAGTAATCCAGAAATGACTTATAAAGGAACATCTTTAGTAGCTAAACTAGATGCTCCTTTTGTAAGTGTTACTCCTGCAGATTATATAGCCGGAGATGAACAAGCTATATACGGCAGATATAGAAAACCTTTAGGATATTCTATTTATGGCGGAGCTACTTATACTGAAAGATCATATTCAAAATATATTGATGTTAGTGGTTTTAGTGAAATAACTAATGTAATAACTTCCTATGATTTATATAATGGAGATACTTATATCGTTCCTTTTAATTTTCTAAAATTATTTTATGATTATAAAGCAGAATATGCTGAAGATGATGGAGAAAATTCAGGACAAGTTCTTGTGGCTTTTCCTACTGAGAGTAGAATTAATCTACATTATAAGTTAGATAATATCCCAAAATATTTTACTATCCCAGAATTAACTCCAGAATATTATCTAGCAGAACAATATTCTATAGGGATTTCACAATATCCTAATGGATATCCAAATATAAATGATTTATACAGATATAATTCTGCTTACTCTGCTATAGATATGAGTAAAGTATTTTCTCCTAAGCCATTTGACTACAGGAGTGTTACCCTTAATGATGTTATGGTTACTTCAAGTGAAAAGAAATATAATGGAGAATACTCTGATTCATGGCTTAAATTTAAGTTTAATAATTACTTAGAGTTAGAAGGAGAATACGGAGCTATAACAAGATTAATTAATAACAATGAAAGACTTGTAGCATTTCAACCCAGGGCTATCGCAGTGTTATCAGTATTAGAGAGAGAACTGGTAGAGACTAATAATGTAGCTAATCTTGCTGTAGGTTCTGGAGGAATATTAAGCAGATATGATTATATAACAAAAATGGCGGGTACTAGTCTGTATTATGCAATAGTAAATACAGAAAGCGGATTATATTTCTACGACGATAAGAATATAATAGTATATCGCATTCTAGAGGGTTTAGAGCCTATTTCAGACACGAAAGGTATGAAGTCATACTTTGAGTCTAATCCTTATTCATCATTGATTGCAGCTTACGACAGAGCTAATAGAGAGGTTGTTTTTAGTCCTAATGCTTCATACACTAATCCTACTATTTGTTTTTCTGGTTATATAGATGCTTTTAGTAGTTTTTATTCTTGGAATAGTGGTGCAGATTATGTAACTGATTTTATTACTTTTGATAAGTACTTATTATCATCGCTTGATAGAAGAACGTTCTACTTACATAATGTAGGAAATTATAATGAGTTTTATGGTGAAGATAAGGCAAGTTCTTTAACTTTAATATCCAATCCACTTAAGAATAATGTAGTTACTTTTCATACCGTAGATTGGCTTACTGACCTTACTATATCAGGTGTTGATGATCTTACTCATACCTTTGATACTCTACAAATAACTAATACTCATCAAGATACTGGTAATATGATTTTATCTGCAAGAGATGATTTACGAAGAAGATTTCGTAAGTGGAGATTAAATACTTTTAGAGATGTTGATGATGAAGGAAGGATTAGAGATTCTTGGATTAAATCACACTTTACTTGGTCACAAGATGTTAACAATAAAAAATTAATAGTACATCCAATTGATTTCTATTACTTACCTACAAAGATTCGATAGATTATTTTTCATAATATATTTTGTAATATTAAACAATTAGTATAATTTTGTAATTAACTTTTAATTAAATGGCTACCAAATCTAAAATTCATATTAAGCCGTCTAAGAGAGGTACACTTAGAAAAGCTATGGGAGCTAAAGAAGGAGAGAAGCTCTCTGTATCAGCTATGAAGAAAAAGATGAAGAATGCTAGTCCGGCCATGAGAAAGAAACTTAACTTTGCTATTAATGCAAGAAAGTGGAAACATGAGGATGGTGGACTTTTAAGCACTGATAATCTTTATAATTCGTTTGCTGAGATGAATAATCTACCTACAAGGGGATTATCAGAAAGTGGATTAGCTCCTACTAATAATCCTGGAGGCGGAGGGGGAGGACTTAATATGTCTTTTGATCCTATAAGTCTTGGTCTTAGTGCATTAACAGCTATTGGTGGTTCATTAGGAGCTAATATGGCTGCTGAAAAAACTGAGATGTATGAAGATGCTTCAGAGAATATGAGAACAGTAGATGTTAATAAAGTTGTTAAGGGATCGGGTGTTCAAGCTTTTTTACAAAATCCTTTAAGCTTAGGCATAGGAGGAAGAAAAAGAGCTAGATTAGAAGCAGAAGAATTCAATGAAAATATAAGAAAGCAACAGTTTAGTAAAGATGTTAATAGTAGGTTTTCAGCTATTTCACAAGCTCCTACTTATACACCAGTAGCTAGGCAAGGAGGTTTTATAGCTTATAAAGGTCAGACACATGATGGCCCTGATGGAGGAATTTTAGTTGATCAATTTGGAAACCCTACTTCTATTTCTAGTGGTGAAAGTATTGCATCAGTAGAAGGTGGAGGTAAAAATAAGAAAGGAGAAGTATCGCATTATGACCCAGAAACTGGAAGCACCTATATTTATTCTGATGCACTTAAATTTGCAAAACCTGCCAATGCTCTTCTTAATAAATATAAACTGAATAAACCTAATAGTCTACAGTATCAGCAATATAAAAATGATCTACTTACTAAAACAATGGTAGATAAGAAATTTGAAGAATTAAGAACAGCACAAGAGTTTGCCAAGGAAACTAATTTATCTACAGAAGACTCTTTAAATATGTTTAGGAATGGAGGAGAATTAACCAGATTCAAAGCTAAAAAAATGTTAAAAGACGGAACGGCACATGGTAAAAAACTTACTGCTAAACAAAAAAGATATTTTGGTTGGGTTGCTAGTGGAATGAAAGAAGATGGTGGCCCTCTTTCTAAGAGAACTATATTAATGCCTAAAGAAAATCTTGAATATGATAGAGATCTTAGGATGAACCCTGATTGGATGGGATCTTTACAACAAGCTCAGGATTTAGATTCAATGTATTCTATTCCTGTAGGTACTTGGAAAGGCAATCCTTTGTCCTTAAAAGATTTTACTAAGATGCCAGAATATGTTACTAGTTATTATAGACCTGATTATGCTATTGAGTTTAATAAAAACAGATTAGGATTACCCAATACTTTTCAAGATATTAATTTAAAGAACACCAAACCTACTGAAACTGTTTCCAGATATCAACCTGCATCTACTGTAGTTCCTGCAAACCAAGTGGCTTATTATAAAAAAGGAGGTAAAGTTTTAAAATCTGTTCCAAGATATGATATGACTTTTGAAGAAGAAATAGCAGATCCATTTGGATTAGCTCTTGTGCCCGGGTATACAACAATGGAACAGGGGAAGAAGGATAATAATATGATGGAAGGTGTTTATAATTCAGCTTCTAGTCCTTTTATGTTGGGAGAGGCCCAAGTTAGTGCTATACCGTCAGCTAAAAAACAATTTCTAGAAAAATTTGCAGAAAATAAAGCAAGAGTAAAAAAGTTTATGAATGTTAAATATGCAGATCCTAATAAAGTATCTCAAGATAAATTAAGATATCCACAGGATTCATATTCTGGAAATAGAAATTTATCGACATCTCCTAAATATAATACTGTTAGTAAATATGAAGTACCTAATTTAGAAATAAATCCAACTCAAATACCAGGAGTTACATTTTCAAGTGCTCCAAAATTAAATATGCCTTCAGGATTTGCTAATGTAAGTGGATTATATGACAGAAAAACTCCTAACGCAGGACCCGGTTATTATAATAAAGGATTTACTAGACCTTATAACTTTGGTAATATGGAACCTGCTTCTAGAACTCAAAGTAGAGTTGAAAGAGGATTAGGACAATTACCATATCCAGTAGAAGCATATCGTGCTCCAGGTGATCTCATGCAGATGCCAGAGTATGGTAGTTTAGTATCTGAACAAGGTGTGGCTAATATGAATTTACCAACAACTCCTGTAACAGTAGAACAAGGAATTAATCCACTTCAAGAAGAGTCGTATGGTGCTAATTGGTTAAATCCTGTTGGTCATATTCTTAGTGGATTAGGTAGCATAGCTGATTATGCTGCTATGAGAAAAGCCAGACCTGAAAATGTTAATTTAGGTAGAGTAGGAGCTGAAAGAATTAGTTTAGCAAAACAAAGACTTGCCAACGAAAGACAAGCAGCCAGTGCAAGAGCTATGGCTACATCTGCTGCAAGATCTTCTGGAATGAATGCAGGTGTTGCTTTAAGTAATGCTACAAGTGCTAATACAGGAGTCAATAGATTGCTTGGAGAACAAAATGCTGAATTACTTGAGAGAGAAGAAACTGCTAATGCTCAAATGAGACAACAAGCTAATATGGTTAATGCAGAATTAGCTGCTCAGGAAGGATTGTTTAATACTCAACAGCAAAATGCTTATAAGATGATGATGGCATCTAGAAATCCTTTATCTAATATTGCAAGAACGACTGCTAGTTATTTTGCAGATAATGCAGCATATCAACAAGATTATGATACATTACAGATGTTAGCACCAAATGCTGAATTATATACAGAGCCGAACAAGAAGGGAAGAAAGAATCCCTTTAAAAAACCAAAAGTTAGACTAAGATAAAATATTATAAATTATGGCATTAGGTCAGACACTTAGATATTATAGAGGACAATTTAATCCAGAGTCTGCATATCAGCCTTCTGGAGATGGAAGTACTATTATTTCTTTATATAATCCAGAATCTCAAGCAAGGTTTATTGAAGCTGTTGCTCAAAGACAGGAAAGATTTGATACAGCTAAACTTGCAGAAGCTCAGGAATTAGCTAGAATAGGAGAATTAGAAACTTATGATTTACCAGAGTTAAATAACAGACTTAAATCTTTTGAAAGTAATATTAATAATTTAGTTAAAACTAAATATAATGGAGACTATGGAGCTGCTGCAAATGAAATAGCCAAGATGATTGGAACTGAACGTAGTAATCCTTTCTATCATTTTAATAAACAAAAGGTTGAGATGAGTAAAGCTTATTTAGATGCTAAGATGAAATTAGGTTCTAATTTTATGTCTGCTAATAATCCTATGGAAGTAGGATTTCAAGATTGGCAGAAAGGAGCTAAATTCGATTTTACTCCTATTAATAGAGAAGACATTGTAAAAGATGCTGCTATGGAATTTGGAACATTGGCAGATACAATAATGAGTGATCCTACTTTACAATCAACAGCCGGTGGTCAGTATTTTCTATCTACTATACAATCAGGATTAGAAGATCCAAGAGCCGTAAGAGAGTTTATGGAAACTGAAGAAGGTCAGATAATGATACAAAATATTGTTGATAAAAATCCTGAATTATCTAAATTAGACAGAGAGCAAGTTATGGGAGCAGTTACTGAAGGTGCTTATAGTGCTATAGGTAAAACTCAAACACAATACTTGCAGAATCAGGATTTTATAAGTAGAGCAGATTTACTCAAAGCTAGTGGGGAAGTTGAAGATAGTTATTTTAATTTAATGATTCCTACAGGAGCTATGGCTACAAAAAAATATTTTGAAGGCGTAGATGAGAAAGGGAATAGACTTTCTGCTATCAGATCTTATTCAATAAATAGCACTTCTTCAACAAGAATGACTACTTCTCAAATAAATGAACTTGATAATATTAAGAAAAATTTAGGAAGTCAAATTAAATTATTAGCTTTTGGAGATAAACCTAGCGAACTTGTAAACTTCATGAATAAAAAGAGTCGTAAAAATATTGAACAAATGGATGGCAAAGAACCTGTCGAAATTACAGATGTAGGCTTTAGTCCAAATACCTCTGAGCTTGTTTTAGGAATTACTGGTTATGATAAAGAAGGAAAGATGCTAGAAGCTGGTTTAGTATTAGATGCAGGTACAGAAGAAACATATCCTAACAATAATCGTATATTAGCTTTAATCCCATATTTGGAAACTTTAGGAGAACAAGGTTCAGATTTTAATAGAGAATTATATACATGGTTAGCAAGAAACTACCCAAGTATGTATAAACAATATACTAATCAATAATAGTTATGGCTCTTTACGAAGAAACAAAGAAAATTCAACAAGAATTAGATAATAAGTACAACCAAGATGATCCACTTAAATACGTATTTACAAAACTAGCAAATGCTAATCGTAATTTAAGTGCCACTGGTAAACCCCCCATAGACATAACTCCTACAGAAGATACTGGTATATACTTACCAAGAGACGGAAGAAACTTTGGAAGATTCTTCGGTGAGGTATATAATCCATTGTCTAACGTGGAAAATGCAGTTGCATCCAGACAATCAGGATGGGAACGTATGGGCTATATGATTCCTAGAATAGGAGTTAAAGTAGCGTCTGAAGTTGCTCAATTACCAGGGTATCTTGGCGGAGCTGTTGCTTGGGGAGCTACTGGTTTTGATAAAGATCAAATTGGTTTAATGGTTGATAATTTCTGGCAAAGAGCTATACAAAGTACTGAACAATCTGTTAAAGACGAACTTCCTGTTTATGTAAGTGATAAAGTAAAAGAAGGTGGATTAATGCGTAATATTTTTTCCACTGCATTCTGGGCTACCGAAGGGGCTGACGGAATAGGATTTTTATTATCTTATTTAGTACCTGGACAAGTACTTAAAGCTACTGGTTTAGGAGCAAAAGCGGCTAAATTAATAAAACCAGGTAGCAAGATTTCTAAGTTAATGAGCCAAGGAACTACATATGAACAAGCAGTAAAAGCAGCTACAAAGGGAATGAAAGAGTCTTTTGATTTTGTAGGAGCTACTGTAATAAATACATTATTTGAATCAGCTGCTGAAGGTGGAGAAACATTTAGAAATGTATTAGATAAAACCGGAGATAAAGATAAAGCAGCTAATGCGGCTGTTGATGTTGTTAATAAAAACTTTGGTATTTTATTAGCATCTAACGCTGTTGATCAATATTGGTTATTTAAAGATATTAAAATGTTTAAGAAAGTAGGAGCAGATGCTACTGAAAACTTAACAAAGAAAAGTATATTAGATAGACTTATAGATCCTAAAACTAATAAAGTATTATCTGAAGTTAAACAAAAAACTAAGTGGGAAAAAGCAGGAGCTTTAACAAAACAATTATTTGAAGGTATTGGAAAAGAAGGTTTTTATGAAGAAGGCTTACAGTTTGCTGCAAGTAAACAAGCAGAACAAGATGTTGAAAATCCTGAAGAAGCTGACAGAGGATTTGTAGATGAGATGATAGATCTTGCGGATACTTATCTGGAAAACCTTTCTAACACCGATATGCAGAAAAGTATTTTCTTAGGAGGATTATTAGGAGGTGGTATGTCTATGGTTGGATACGCTAGACAAGAAGCTGCTGAAAAAAGATTGTTAGAAGGTACTTCTGCAAAATCTCCAAGTCCGTTTGCTAAATTCTTTGGAGCACAAGAACGTAAAGAAACTCCTGGATTAAAACAACTTTTGGAAAGAAATATGAATGCCTATCATACTAATCTTTCTGATCTTGCTAAAAAAGATAAAGATAATAATCCTGAATTAAATCCAGACGGAACATATGTTTGGGACGAAGATAAAATTAAAGAACTTGCGGAAGATAAATTATTAGATTATGCAGAAAAAGAAAAATTAGTTTCTTTTGCAAAATCAGGAAATATAGAAGGATTTAAATATATTAAAGATAAATTAGACTATCGTTATATGTCTTTATTTATTCAACAAGAAGGTGGAATAAATACATTATTAAAGCATATTGATGAAATGTCTGAATTAGAAAAAGAATACTTTGCTAAAGAAGGCGTTGAATTTGACTTAGATACTATTAAAAGAGATCTTAAAGAGAAAGCGTTGAGGTTTCAAGGTATGTATGACAGAGTAGAAAATACTCATGATCTTCTTATGTCTGATATTAAATATGATAAAGATAATAAAGACTTATTTAATAAGTTTAGTGAGAAAGTTAAAAATAATAAAATTCAAGAAGAAAGAATATCCGCTTTTTCAGATAGTAGAATTAATGCACTTCGTAATGAATTAGCTAATTTAAAATATAATGACACTTCTATTCCAATAACATCAGATCAAAATAATCTATCTGATAATCTTATAGAAAGTCTTAATAAATCTTATGATGAACAAAAAAATAATTTATCAGAAGCTAGTAAAAAACAAGTAGAAAGAACTCTTAAGGACATTGAAGAGCACCAAAAAGAATTAAAAAAATCAAGAGACTTTAGTTCTAAACTATATAATAAAACTTGGTTAAATAAAACTTTTAAAGAATATACAGACCGTACTAAAGAAGTAAAACAAACTACTTTAGATGGAAATAAAGCAACAGAAGCTGCTAAGTTATCTCCTAAATTAAGGGCTTTATATAATAAAGCTGTTATAATGGAAGAACTTAATGATCCTATTAAAGCCGTTGCAAGACATTCTGGAGATGTTCAAGTTACTTATAAAACTCCTGACGGCAAAACACATAAAATTGTAGGTCAAATTACAGGTGATAATAGTGCAGGTAATTTAACATTAAGATCTACTAAAGAAGAAGTTAATGGTAAATTACGAAATGTTGATAAAGGAACTATATTCTATATTAATGAAAACGATACTATAGGATTAAATAAAGAACAGTTATCAATTAGTGATATATCTATTACAAAAGCACCTGAAGATGTTTTAAAAGAACGTAGAAGTACTGTATTACTTGAAGTATTAAAAGATCAACTTGCTGATCAAAAAGAAGGTATTAGAAATTTTAAAGATAGAGTTTTAATTCAACATGATTATGTTGAAGAATTAAAAGCTAAAGCTAATGAATTAAATAAAATAGAATTAGAAATCCTAGAACAAACAGGTAGTAAACTTACTTCTAAAGGAACTGCTCGTAAAATATCTGTAAAAGTTGCTCCAGGTTCTTTAGCTGTAAAAGTTGAGAATAGAAAATATGTTGATGTTAAGAAAAGACAATTTCTTAATACAAAAGAATTACAAAGAGAATTAAGAAATGCTACAAGAATACACGAAGAATTAAAACAAGATTTAAATACTTGGACTGAGAATAGAAAGAGAGTTACTGATCAGATTAAGAAAGCAAAGGAAGATGGAAATTATTATAAACTTTTTGAAAAAGAAGTAGAAGATTCTAATAATCAATTACAAGAGGCAAGAAATGGAATTGCTAAAAACCAAGAAATAATTGATAACTCAAATATTTATCTTCAGCGATTAAGGTCTACTCTTAAAGGTTATTTTACATCTTTTGCTAATGTTTTAGAAATAACTCCAAAACTTATAGTAATTAGGAATAATCCTAATTTAACTCCTCAAGAAATAGAAGAACAGTCTATAGAATTAATATCTTTAGCTTTATCTTCTATAGAATTAACAGATGAGATGGTAGACTCTCTCGAACTACTTCCTTCTAATTTAGAAAGAATACAAGCTCTTATACAAGAAACCCAAGCTACAATAAATAATGCAGAAGTTGCTTTAATAGAGAATCAAAGAAAATTAGAAGAATTAAGAGGAATTGTTAAATTATATTCTAGTCTTAGTAAAAATTACAGGGATACTTATATAAAATATCTTAGCAATACTTTAGGAGAGGTTAGTGAATTAGTAGATGAAGAAACTAAAAAAGCAGACACTCCAGAAGATAATATAGAAGATTTAAGAACTAGAGAAGAAGAGTTTACAAGACAATTTGAAAAAGATGCCAAACATCCTTATATAAATAAAGATTCTTTCATTGTAACAGGAGGCGATCAAACTGAATTAATGAAGGGAGAACAAAACGATGACTTAGCTCGTTGGTATATATTTGTAAATAAATTAGCACATCAAAATAAAAACTCAAAGTATGTATTAAGATCTTTTACTATTTCACAAGTAGCTAAGCTTAAAGAAGACGATCCTATAAGGAAAGGACTTAAGTTTTATGCCGGTAAAATAAAAGGTATTAAACAATATGTAACTTATAATCAATTATTGAATCTTCCTAAGGAAAATCAAGATATAGCAGAAGATGATATTAAAGTAGTTGTATATGAGGACGAAAAACCATTATTAGTATCTAAACAAGTTATTGACAGTAGTGAAGGAAAATATTATCTTATATATAATTCTCTATTAAAAGAGGATAAAAATATTTTTGGGAATAGATTTTCTAAGACAAAAGCAATTGCAGATAGGATTGCTGAAATGAAGTATCCTCAAGATACTGAAGAAGAAAAAGAAATAGCTTTATCACAAGCTACTGCTTTTGTAGATGAAAAATATGATAAAGACTTTGAAAGTTATTTAAAATTCAGGGAAGATCTGAAAAAAGAATCTTACTATTTTGGAATCAATTTTATTAATCCGGGTATTAAGAATGATAGTGGAGCTACTGAAATAGAATTAACGGATTACATAGGTGATACCGATGTATCTAGATTAAGAGACTCTATATACATTCATAAGATAGGCACAAGAAAGGGTGATAAACGTAATTCTAATTTAAAAAAGACTGATTATGGTCATCGTATTACAAGACAGTTTAGTGGTGCAGAGCATGGAGTTACTAGTGGATATGCCTATCTGGGATGGGATAATAGGTTTGAATTGATTAAACCAAGGACTATTCAGGATACTGGATCAGTAGAAGAAGTATTAGGAATTCTAAGATATCTTGCTACTAATCCAAAAGATTATGAAGAAATAGAAAAGTATCTGCATACAATAGTATATATCAATGCTCAAAATAAGAAACATAGATTATATTTTTCAAAATTCTATGGCCCTAATAAAACTAAAAGAGGATTCAGAACTTTAATATTTGGAGATAAAGAAATATCTGCACAAGATTTAGCTAATGGAGAAAATCTTGAGGATTTACGTGAATTTCTTGCCACTAAGTATTGGAATTTTGATAGTGGATCTATTGATTCTACTTCTTTTACAGAGTTTAAAGTATCTTGGTCAGATAGAAATGAACCAACTGTTACAAGTACATTATGGGATACTAAAAAAGGAGGGTATGTAGGCTTTTTATTCTCTCAGGATAATAGAATACCGAAAGGTACAGTATACGCTAAACCTACAGAAGAATCTCCTTTAGATAGTGTTCGTAATCCTAATTATATTAATCAATCATTATCTTTAAAAAGTATAGGCACTACTTATAAGAAAGAAAAACCTGTAAGTACTAATAAAACAAATACTGATCCACAAGATAAAAAAGAATCCAAGACTACTAAAAAAGGTATTAGACCTACTGAACAAGGTGCTGTAGATGCTAAGAAAATTAAATTAGGTAGAAAAGTTAAGGAAGAAGATGTTGAACAAGAAGAAGAAGCTCCTAAAGTTAAAAAAACTCTTAGACCTAAAAACTTAGGAGTACAAACAGCTCCAGATGCTGCTGAAAATGTTTCAGAACCAATAGCTACCAATGAAAAAATCTATAAAACTCCACAAGAATTATGGAATAGTTTTACTCCAGAAGGTAAAAAAGCCTATCTTGATAGATTTGGTAAGTCTGAAGAAGAAGTTATGAAGATGGTATTTCAAGGATACAAATCTAGTTTTGGGTCTATCAATAGGAGTAAAGATCAAAATGAAGCTTATATACAAGAAGAACTTCAAAGTAAGATAGAATGGTTTAAAAATAAATTTCCACAAATTCCTATTAATGTTATAGAAGATTCTTTAATGAAAGATTCTTGGGGTAGACTTACAAAAGATGGAATTGTTTTAATAAGTGATCTAGCTGCAGAAGGAACAGTATATCATGAAGCATTTCATACTTATTCATTATTATTTTCTAACGAAGATGAAAGAAAATCATTATATGACGAAGTTCGTAAGAGATTAAATAAACCAGAATTATCTGATAAACAAGCAGAAGAATTTTTGGCAGAAGAATTTCGTATGTATATGATAAGTCCAAATGAATATAAGTTTAATCAAGAAGATAAAATAGTAAAAAATTGGTTTAATAAAATATTAGATTATATATTAGATATATTAAAAGATTTTGGAATAATAAAATCAGATAAATCAGGATTTAGAATAGAAGAAACTTTTAATAAAATTAATGTTGAAAATTCTTTTAGAATAGCAGATGAAACTCTTACAGAAAATATTAATAATCTTAGAGATAATTATGATCAATCCCGAACAATAACAGGTCTTACAGAAAAAGAGACTATGTATTTTGTGCAAGATTTTAATTATCAATTTTTTCAAAATTTATTTAATCCTGAAAGTATATTAAATCCTGAAACTCTTTTTAACTTAGATACTAATCTTCAGGATTTATATAATGTTGTTTATTCTTTCTATGATTTAAATAAAGGTAGTAATCCTAGCTATGAGAAAATACTTAAAAATTTCGATGAGATAGTAGGCTTACATGGTAAATTCTTAAAACAATATGGAATAACATTACCAAGTAAATTTAAAACAACTACTGATAGAATAGAGAATATAACCGAAGAAGATATAGAAGGATTAAATGCTATTGATGAAGATGAAAAAACTAAATCCAAAACTGAATATCAAGATAGTATTCAAGTTAATATGGATGAGTTAATAGACAATCCTATTAGAATGTTAATAGCCGGACTTCCTGCTGTTACTTTAGTTAACAATATGATGAAAGCAAATCTATCAGAATATCTTACAAAATCAACTACTAAGTATGGAGATATTATGAGAGTATTAAGAGATAATCTCGCTACTCGTACTTCCGTCTCTGAAATGGCTGATGTTTTAAGATCGTTATCTTCTACTTATCCAGAATTAACTATTTTATTAAATAGACTAGGATTAAATGAAGCATCTGATAGACCAGTAACTACTCAACAAGTTGCACTACAAAATCAATTGTATAAGAATTTTGCTTTAAATAAAAATAATCCTATACTTCATAATTATACTCATACAGGTAATAAACATCAATTTAGTGCTACTGAAGATAACGTAGAAGAAATATTAAGTAATCAATGGATTAATAACGCTAGATTAAATGCAACTACAGATACAGAATCATCATATATATATAGAAACAAAAGTGGAGATTATTTAATTGATATTAAAACTTTAAAAAGAGATTTAAAATATCATAGTTCGTTAGATAAAATTAAAAGATTAAATACAAGCATTGATATTCTATCTAGATTAGGTATTAAACTTCCCTTAATAGCAGATGAATCAATTGATAATTATTTATTTTGGCTAGAAGATTCTCTAAATGATATAACAAAAGATATTTCTATATTTGATTTTTATAATAGAGATGTTGTAAAAGTAAAAAAAGAATTTGATAAATTACTTAAATATGCTAGTAAAAGTTATATAAACAATAAGGATTTATCTTATTTTAATCAAGATGGTAATAGAGAATTTTCAGTAACTCTTAATTCTCATTTATCCAATACTGTTAATTTATTAAATACAATATCTGTTAATAAGAAACTAAATACAATAGATATTCCATCAGAATTAGAATATCTTATGGGTTGGGATAATAATATTGAAAAAGGAAGTTTATTTAATCGTAACTCAATTTGGTTAGATTACATCAAAGATGGTAAGAAAATAGAATTAGTATTACTAAAAGGATTAATTACTCCTATTGATGGTACTGAAATATCAAAATTGGAATTAGGAGATTATAAATCTTTAACTTTTAATTCTTTATTACAAGGAGTTGTTCCATTTTTAAGATCAGCAGACAGAAAATTAGAATATGGCTTTAGAGTAGGAACAGTTAATTATAATATTAGTAATGAAATTTTTAAAGATACAATGTATAAGTATCTTGAAGATGAATTAGCAACTTCTTTTGCGTTATTATTAGATCCTTCTAATTGGGGAGGTAGACTTAAAAATTATTCTGAAAAAGCTAAAAGTTTAAGAGTGTTTAGTTTCTTACATGAGGATAATAAAATACCAACATTAGAAGAATTTGTTAACGATCATATAAGTAATAAATATGAAAGCTTAGATTCTACTGGTAAAACTAAATCTGCTACAGTAACAGAAGCAGATAGAATGGTTAAAGAATTTATAAAAGTATATAAGAAAAGAATAGACTCTAGTTTTAATAATTATCTAGAAGATTTATATAATACTACTTTAAATTCATTACAAGAAGACGAACTTATTGTAAAAGAACAAAGAGGAACTAACTCCAGAGTTGTTAAATATTCTATACCCGGACTAGACCTTGAGGTTTTAGATAAGATAGGAATTAAGACTTCTAAAATAGATCCTGTTCTTACAGGAGAACAAATGAATAGATTAATTAGAATAGCTACTTATCATTCTTTTGTTGGCAATAACGAACAGTTGAAATTATTTCTTGGAGATCTTGCTTATTATAGAGATGCCGCTGATTTCCATAAAAGAACAAATGGAGCTACTTCTACAAAATATAATCAAAGAGATGATCTCTTTATAAGAGAACATTTAAATGAAAATTATAGAAGGTTTGATAATAAAAATAGAACAGATTCTATGGCTATGGTTGTTGTAGAAGATATATATTTTAATAATGAAGAACTTTCTAAAATAAATTCTGCATACTCTAAAGCTGATGGTACTGATGCTCAGTCTTGGATAATGTTGGATGAATATCGTGATATTATGTTAAGACATGGATTATGGTATCCAAGGCATGAAAAAACATATCAATATGAAATGCAGAAGCTAGCAATAAGACTTATAGATCTTGTTGATAATAAAGGTAAAAAATATAAAATTGATATACAAAAAGTAAAAGATCAATTTACTGATCCTAAAGGAACATTTTTTAAACATACTTCTGGGATTATACCAAATAATCCGCAATATAATGGAGTTGATATTAAAGAATCTTCATTAGTTCCTTTACAGATATTAAAGCCACAAGGGTTTGGACATATTAATAATACTGAATTAGACGGATTAAATGCTACTACTTTCTGGAAAACTAGTGCTGCTCCTATCTTTATGAGTGTTATTTCTGAAGACAGTCCTATGTTTGACTTTCTAATTAATATGATGGCTAATCAACAAAGTATATTAACGTTCTCTAATTATGGTAGTGGATCAGCTATTAAAGCAGATTTATTAGGAAACGAAGAAGGAAAAATTCAGAAAATATTTGAACAAGATGAATATTTTGCTCAAGAATTAAGATATAGAGATTTTGGTATTCAATTAGATATACACGAAGAAAGTGAAGGACAAGTATCTGTTTCATCACAACGTACTAGATTAGAATTCTTAGATATATTTAATTTAGGAAGTCCTGTTAAAAATGAAGAATTAGTAAAAAATAGGCATGAATATACTACAATTACTAATGAAATAGAAGCACAACTTCGTAAAGATTTATTAAAAGAATTAGGAATAGTATATAAAGATAGTAAATATCTATTACCAGAAGATAATAAAGAACAATTTAAAAAGAAATTATTAGCAGCTTTTGAGAATAGACAAATGCCTTTAAATATTTTAGATGGTATAGAATTGTCTCTTAATCCAAAATTAGGATTAAATATGTTTGATTTATCATTAAGCAAATTTAAAATTGAAGAGATACTAACCTCTATTGTAAGAAATAGACTTATCAAACGTAAGGTTTTTGGAGAGATGTTAATCCAAGAATCTTCATTTCTATATGAAAATCCAAACTCAAAAGATAGATTACTGGAGTTTTATCAAAGGACGTTTCCTAATGGAAAGAAAAAAGCACCCGTTATTACTCCTATGCAAGTTATGATTGCCGTACCAAAGAGTATGTTAGAATACGTAGATTCGATAGGTGGTTTAGATGTTTTAAATAAAGCCTTAGATACTTACTATGAAACAGGAGATTCTAGTATTTTAGGAGATGACTTTATAGATTTTTTAAGTATGCCTGCTAATAGAATACCAGGACAATCATTAGGTTCATTAGATATTATACAAGTAAGAAGATTTTTACCACATTATCATGGAAATAAAGTTGTTATTCCTGCAGAAGCTACTGTAAAAGCTGGTTCTGACTTTGACGTTGATAAATTAACTGTTTATTTTAATAACTTTTCTTTCAAAGATGGTAAATTTATTTTTAACGAAGATTTAAATTCTATTAATGGTAAACAGAATAGATTAAATATTTTAGCAAAAGATTCGTTGCTAGATCCAGAAAGATTTGAAGAACTTATTAATCCATTAGATTCAAGTTACTTAAAAAAATCAGCAACATCTATAAGACAAAGAAAAACAAATATTACTGATATTGAAGCTAGATCTAATTCACCTGAATTAAAGGATGTTATACATTGGTGGTATAATATGCAGAAAGGATATGAATTTTGGACTAGTAAATCAGGAGTAGCTGCTGTTGCTGTTCAAAATGCGGCCCATGCTATTGAGCAAAATCATCCTTTGATATTAAACGATGTAATTCCGTTAATGTTTGAAGGACAGGAATTAAATCCAGGAGAATACTATAGGTCTGGATTTATTAAAGATTCTTCTGGAAGAAACATATCTAATAATTTTGCAGAGTTTTTAACAGCTTTTGTTGATGCTGTAAAAGATCCTTTTATATTTGAAATAACCGATACTAATACTTTTTCAGCAATTGCTGCTCTTAATAGATTTGGTAAAGATGCCGGAGTAGGCATTGATTCTATTATTGAATTTTATAGTCAGCCCGTAGTTAAAAACTTCATTAAAATTAAAAGAGTTAATTCTGCTCAGTATATGTTTTTTAATCAGTATAATACTGGTAGAACAAAATGGAAATTTAATCATAGATTAAATAGAAATAAACAATATAGGACTGTTTTACAGACTTTAAAGAATCAACTTAAAGTTACTTCTGATATTCCAATATCTTATGACAAAAGTGTAGCAGCTGCTGTAGAAAACTATATACAGACAAGAACAAGAGTATATAATAATAATGAAAAATTAGAACAGTTTACAAGTATAGAAAATTCTATAGAGAGAGCCAGAGAATTAAATATTTATACAGATAATGATAGTGAAGTACAAAAAGCTAAGCAAGAAATTTCTGATAGAATAAATAAATATGGTTATAAATATTTATCCTTACAAGACTTAAAAGACATAAAATCTGGAAATAAAACATTAACTAATGAAGACTTATTTAAATTACAAGTTCAGATTTTAGATAACTATATGATGTATAGTCAACTTGGTTGGAATCTTGCTACTGTTAATAGCTTTTTAAGACCAGATGCTAGTAGTAGTTTTGGTAGGCATTTATCATCGTTAGATGCTAATATTACTGTTACTGATCAAACTATTCGTAAACGTGGTATATTTGATTATAATAGTATTTTATATGCTATTGCGGGAACAGAAGATAACCCTAGTCTTATAAATGAATTCTTTGAAACAAAACAAAATACCAGTAGTTTTTATTCTTGGGGATCTTTAATTAATTCTAATCCTACTATTAAGAAGTTTTTTGAAAAAGAAATATATTCTGTATTTGGAGACTCAGATAGAAGGTTATCAAGAGTTAAAATGGAAGGTGCTATAGATACGATAGAAAGTAATTTTATATCTTTTCTATTAGTTAAAATGTTTGGAACTATGACTCCTAAAGAATTACAAAAAACCTATAAATCTATTTTTAAAGGTAGAAATTCAATAGCCAAACAATTACTAAGAGTTAAGAAAGATATCAATGGAAATTTAGCAATTGATGAATTAGAAGCAATTTTATCAAAAAAACTATCACAAAGTCAATCTATATCTGAATTAGATACAATATCCTTATTTAGTAAACAATTTGATATTAATCAATGGAATACACTAGAGGCTGATATATATGATTTATATCATAGTAATGAGGATAATAAAGCTTTTGTAAATGGATTAATCTATCTTAATTTACTACAATCCGGATATAGAAAGTCTCCTAGTTCATTTTCTGAGATTATTCCTAATAGAATATTTATACCTATGGCGGCTATAGCTTTAAATAAATTTGTATCTTTGCCAGAAGGAGATCAATTAATTCAAATGCAAAGTTTTATACGACAAATGTATAAAAATAATGCAAGTAATAAAGATATAGTACCTAGACATAAATTTCCAATTGACTACAACCAAACTTATATTGAAGATAAAAACGGATATTATAAAAACTTTAATTTTATCTCTGCAAATATGTATATAGACAGACCAGAAAAATATTGGAACGAAAATCGAAAAGCTCCAATGACTATAGCATTATATGAGAGAGATAAAAATAATCCTAATTCCTTTAAACTAATAAGTAAGTTAGGAGGAGAATTTATTGAATATTATCCAGATGCTACAGCAGAAGAGTTAGAAAATCTTTCTATATTAAACTCAAATTATTATGAATTTAGTTTAGATAATCCTATTAAAGTAGAAAAAGATAATAGACCATCTAAGAAAAAACAAGTTGTTGAAGAAGACGAAAGTGATTATGAAGATAACTCTGATTCATCTAGTCTATACTTCTCAGCACCTCCTAAACAATCAACAAAGAAATATAAGAAAAAATCTATAAACGGATCACAAGAATATTATCTTACAGATATTACATATCTTGATAATAAAAATTCATATGTAAGAAATTTGGATAAAATAAGTATGTTACATCCTTTATTAAGAAATATAGAAAACAAGAGTTATAATCCTGTAAATGTTGCATTAGCCAGAGCTATTAAGGAAGAAATAAGAATTCCTATTGAATTAGAAATATATGATTCAGAATGGAGGGATTCTAATTTATCTCCTTCTAATAGTAGATATAATGGATATACTGTTACTACAACTAAAGGTAAAGCTTTAAAAATAGGTATATATGAACAACTAAGTGAACCTAGTTTTGAAACAATATTACTACATGAAGGAGTTCACGCCCTTACTTTATATAAATACAGAACTGATTCTATATTTCATAATCAGATTAATAATTTATATAAACATATAAAGGATTATGTATATTCAAATAAAGCTTTAAAAGATACAGTATCTTTAAAAGTTATTGAAGAATCATTATTATTAAATGAAGAAGAGTTTATTGCAGAGGCTATATCTGATCCAGAATATCAAAAATTATTAAGTACAATTCCTGCTTATAATGAATCTAATATTAAAGACTTATCCAATTCTGTATTTAGTCAATTTTTAGATAGAATTTTTAATTTATTACGAGACTTTTTCAGTAGACATCCTGAGTATAATGGAATTTTAACAAAGTCTGCCTTTGAAGAGTTATTATCTGTTACTGATGATGCTTTATTAAGAAATAATGTTGATGAATTAGATTTTATTGACGAGATGTCAATGGCAGAAATAGAACAATATAAAAAGAATTATAAAGAGGATATTAAGAGTAATAATAATTATGAACTAAATAAAGAGAATGTTGATAATTTTGATATTACTTATCCTGAATATAAACATTTATCCGAAATAGAAAAAGAAGCTTTCCAAGAAGCAGTTAACAAAGGAGAAATACAATTAGCTTGTGGATTATAAAAAGGAAAATTATGGCATGTAGAGAAGTTAATTTAAGTAAAGAAGAAGTTACCAATATTCTTATAAATAAAGGGATGTTATTTGATATAACTCCTGAAGATAATATAGATGATATCTTAGGAAGGTATAAATACCTTCAGGATGTTATGGAGTTGCCTTCTGGAGATAATGCAAGATATTCCATATTTGGTCAAGAAATTAAGGAGAGATTTTCTAATATTGCTAAGAAAGCATACGAAAGTAGAATAGGGTCAACTTTTCTCGAAAGAACTATACAAGAACCTGATTTTATTAGAAAGAAAGATGCTGGTAGTAGAGTTCATGAAATATTAGCAGATTTAATGTTAGTAAAATTAGGACAAAAGAAAAAATCGGAAATACTATCTAAAGCAAGAACAGGAGACTATGCTGTATCAGGAGATAATTTAAAAGAGTTAGAAAACTTAGTTGATGAAGTTTACGAAGATATTCAAAAACTTCAAAAAGAAATAAACCCAGAAGGCAAAGTTACTATATTAGTAGAGCAACGTATATTAGACCCTGTTCAGAATAGAGGAGGTACTATGGATATACATGCTATTTTTTCTGATGGAACTGGCCTTATATATGACTATAAGACTACTCATTCTAAAGGAGATAACTATCAGTTTGGTCAATTAGTTGATGATTTATTACACGAAAATAAAATAGCTGATAATGAGTTAACTATGGCTGAATATAAAAGAATAGCTATTCAAAGAATGGGTGTTAAAAAAATAAGGCAAACTCGTCTTATTCCTGTACATTTAAGATTAGCGTTAAAGCCTGAATCAGAATGGAAAGATTTTGATTATAGAACTAAAGAAATTGAACTTATAGAAGCCGGAAGTAGAACAGGCAGAGAAAGTGATCAGTTTTTAAAGCCTATTCCAGTAGCAGGAGAAGAAACTAAATATGCAGGTATTAATGAATTGTTAGAAAGGCAAATGATTCTTCTTAAAAATTTATCGGGTAAATTAGATAAAGATACATTATCTGCTGATGAACGAGATAGAATAAAAAATAAAATATCAACGTTAAGAAGATCTATAAGAAAAACTTTAACAGATGGCGAAATATATGATATAATTGAATCTGCTACAGAGATTATATCTGAAATTAAACAACGTATTCATATTCCTCAGTTTGATGGTAAAGATAAACCAAATTCTCTTTATATAGATAATGAAGAGTTAATAGAATTAATGCAAGAAATAAGCATCTATACAGATATAATAGAGAACACTTCTATATATTATAGAGATTTACAAAAGGAAGATCCAGAAGAATTTAAAAAACTAAGAAAGGCTATAAGTACTATTGCCAGTGATGTTGACATGGCATTAACAGAAGTTAAAGAAGAACTTAATAAAAGAACTTTAGAATCTGTTGTTGATGATGCTAAAGATGAATATGGTAATTTAAGACCTATTACTGAATTAGACTTTATGAATAGGAATTTTACCAGGATATCAGAGATAGATCATCCTATATTTAGGTCTGCTTGGCAATTAATACAAGATAAGTTATTTGAACAACGACAAGAATTAAAAAAGATTTCTGATAATATAGATGAAAAAGATAAAGGTGTTGCTACTTGGGCTAAATCTGTTGGAATAAGTAAGTTAGATGCTTTCAGAAAAATTATAGATTTTTCAACAGGACATTTAATTAATAAACTTTCTAAAGAGTTATATGATAAAATAGAATCTGCATATACTAATCCAGATTTAGAAAAAGGTTATAAAGAGCTTAGAAAATATTTAATGATTAAAGACGAAAAAAAGTTTAAAGAAAACTTTGATCGTAGATTCAAGAATTATAAAGAAAGAATTAAATACAAGTATATGGATGATCCTATTAAACAGAAGAAAGCCATAGATACTTGGTACTTAAATAACAATCTTTTAGATTCTGAAGTTGCTTGGACTAGTAAATATAATAGAAAGTATTTAGTATTCAAACCAGAGGTAGAAGAGAATAATCTATCTAAAGAATACCAAGAGATACAGAATATCAAGCCTTTATTAGATTATTATAATATGTATAGAAAGTATAATGATGAGTTTAGATCTATATTAGGACTTTCTAATTATAATAAACTTCCTTCTAATTTTATAGCCAATATTCGTAAGTCTATGACAGAGAGTATAGTTACTGAAGACATAAAATCAGCTTTTAAATATATTACTACTGAATTCTGGGACTCTTTTAATGTCAGAGATGAAGATATATTTATATCAGATAGAGATTCTTCAGGAGACTTAAAAAGAACTATTCCTATATTATATTTAAACCCATTACGTAATAAAAATAACGAAATTGATAATACTAAAAAATCTTATGATTTAAGTAAAAATCTTTTACTTTTCTCAAAGATGGTCTATAATCATAAAAACATGAGTGAAATTGAACCTGTTATAATAGGAATGAAAGAATTAATGGCTCATCCTACAGCAGATCAAGGCGGTACTCAAGTATTAGATGCAAACGGTAGAAAAGTCTTAGGAAATATTAGAGAATATGCTATGAAAAAAGGCTTTGACACTGATACATATAGACTTTTTGAAGACCTCATGGATTTTTATTTATATGGTATTAAATTTAAAGCAGATAATTCATTTGGTAACTCTGCAAGACTAACTAAAATATTATTAAAACTTAAGAATTATTATGCTAAAAAAGCATTATCATTTGCAGTTATTCCAGGAGTCGGTGCTTATATGGCTGGTAATGTAGCCGGATTTTTTGAAGGCGTTAAAGGTGTCAACTATACAAAACAAAATATATTAGATACCAATAAGAATAAAGTTACAGATTTTCATAAGTTTAAAGCGTTATCTTTATTTTTTGATGTATATGCTGAAGATCCTATTAATGTTTTAATGGATGCAAAATCAGCAAATTTTATGACAAGAATAGGAACTACTAGAAATATGTTTTATCCTTTAAGAAAAACAGACGAATTAATTAATGATGAATTAGCTAATAGACTATCTTTAAATTGGGGTATAGATACAGAAAATAAATTAGGATTAGGTAAAAATACTTTGATAAGATTAAATCGTCCTGATATAGATACTACAGGAATTAAAAATATTTGGGAATTAACTACTTTGGATAAGAAGACAGGCAAACTTTCTATAGAAGGAATAATAGATAAAGAGGGTAATATAATAAATAAAGATGCTTATATAGCTTTTAGAAATGCTGTTAAAGCTACATCTGCAAGTATTATAGGTTCTTTATCACAAGAAGATATTAGTAGAATAGATACTAATCTTTTATATAATTTAATGTTCCAATTTAAAACTTGGATGCCTGGTATAATAAAAGAAAGATTTGGTCAAATACGTTATGATGAAAGATTACAATCTGTAAGATGGGGTAGATATAGAGCAGCATTTGCTGAATATGGACTATCTTCTAGTGAAATGGACGGAGCTCAGAAAATAAATAATTTCTGGAATCAAATTGCTTTGCCTAATATGGGTAGAATGGTTTTAGATCTTATAACTTTTGGTATAGCTTTTAAAACAGGACTTGGAGGAGTAAGTAATAAATATACTGATAAATTTGGGAAAACACGTAAAGTTCGTACAAATATAAGAAGAGCTAAAAGAATGTATTATGATTGGATAATTAAAGATAAGTTAGATCCTAATAAAGTAACTTTTGAAATGTATCTTGAAACTAAAGAAGGACAAATGAGAGCTATGATGGTTGAATTAAGAACTATTTTAAGTTTTATGTCAATATTATTATTTTTAGGGGGAGATGGAGATGATGGAGAACCAAGATATATGGCTAATTATTTTACTAGACTTATCTTTAAATCAATGGCAAAAGCAAATTCAGAATTAACTTTTGTTTGGAGTCCCGCTCAAATGGCTCAGATTATTAAAAATCCTATTCCTATGTCTGCATTATTTACAGATGTAATTAAATTAACAAGTAATACTTTTGATGAAGGAAGAGATATAATATTTGGTGAAAATTCACCATATGATAAATCTCCTGCATTTTTCTATACTTTACAAATGGCTTACGGAGGAAATCAATTAGCTCGATTCTTAGAGCTATATAAACAATATGAAAAAAATCCATATGTATTATTTGATACAGGAAGATAAAAAAAGGGAGTCTAATGCTCCCTTTCTTTTTTTGAAATTACTATATTAGTAAAATTTCCTAGGCTTAATAACCTATTTCGTTCCTTCTCTGCTTCTGTATAATTAGGAACATTCCTAATATAGTCTTCTATTGTAGTTTTTTCATTATTATTAATGATTCTAAACGCTTTTATTATAAAATTAATTGTACACGCAATTTAAGGCATATTTCAGCCATTTTAATATATTTTAATACTTAGATATCACTTAATAGTAGATCGTTAATCCTAGATGATCCTATGAGATCATTTTTCATCTATTTCTTAAAAATATTAAAAAACCATGTTAAACAACCTTTTTTCTCTGGTTCTACAGGATCTACAGGATCTATAGGAGGATATTCCGATTTTAAGTCTACAGATGTCCACCATTCCCATGCTTTTTCAAATTCAGAGTAAGGCATTTTAGTATAACCGGCTATTCCATATTCATGACCCCATGAATTTCGTATCCAAATTACTTGTTCGTCATCATCATAATCTACTGCACACATATCATGACCTCCAAGAAAAACATCTCCTGGTCTTTCAAGCCAAAGTTTATTAGTATAATTATAGACAGGAACAGCTACTACACAAGGCCCTTTAATAAATAATGCTTGTTTGAGTTCATCTAAACTATAAATACGAGCATAGTTATTAATTTTAAAAATTAAAGCTTCTTTAAGAGCTTTTTCAGTAGGTGGTTTTAAATTACCGTAAGTAAAAGTAGACTCAAAGCATACTCCTTTATTTTGAAGTATTTTCATTAAGTCTCTATTTGTCATACCTTCGCTGTCTTGGTTTTCACGAAGATTGTAAATAAATTGAGGACTTAAATATTCTTTTATACTTACATCTTTTATTTCTTGCCACTCTTTCATAGCAGAGGCAGACATAGCAGCACATGAACCTTGTGATTCCTGATCTCTCACAGGAAACATAATGTCCATATTATTAGTTTTTCTAGGTAAGTCTATAACCTTATAGATCCTACTAAATACATAGTCCCTTTTATCTTCAGGACTTTTAATTACACCAAGTTTGTACTGTGAGAAATCTTTCATTTTTATTTATTAAATTGATAAATTTGGGTGGAAGATGAGCTTCGATCTCATTACCTTCTGATCCACAGTCAGATGCTCTACCAATTGAGCTACAACCACCGTTTGTACTGCGTAAGAGACTCGAACTCTTGAATATAAGATTGAAGGTCTTACGTGCTAATCACTACACCAACGCAGCCTTTTGTCGAGATAGTTGGACTCGAACCAACGACCCCATGCTCCCAAAGCATGTATTCTAACCAACTGAACTACATCTCGATAATATACAATTAGGCTATACCCAGTGTCTCGG